AAGATGGTTTAATTAGATAATCTTCTAAATTTATAACTGATGGAATCTCTCCAAATATAACAGAGAATAGAATTTTTATTGCTTGATCTGTTCCTTTTGAAGCATAAAAATCTTTTGCTCTTCTTATGAAATTTCCGGCATCAATTTCATCTGCAAAAGAAATATTTTCTAATCCTGGAGTAAAAGTTGATTTTAATTTTTTATAAAATTCTCTTAAAAATAAAGAACTCAGATTCTGGACAGATACATTAGAATTATGTTCAGAAGAAGATGATGTTTCAAATACTAATTCTTCACGATTGGTGTCTTGGTGATAGTTAGTAATTCCACTAAATCCACGAACACACCCAGTAAAACTATTTGTAGTTATTCCAGTATATGTAATTATTTCATCATTAATTTTAAGTAATCCATATTGATTTGGAAATCCTTTTGTACTGGATACATTGATAGTAGTGTCTGTATTCGATATGGAACTACTTAAAGTAGTATTATCGACGATAACTTCTGGCGTTAAATTATCTAATCTCAAATATTGATCTAAATTATCTCCAATATCGACCGGACCTCCTCGATATTCTTGGGAAATATAATATTGTTTTAAAAAATCTACTGCCTTTGGACTTTCGTCCAAAATAAATTCTGGCAGCTGATTGGAAACTATATCCTGAATCTTAACTCTAGATTCGATTCCAGTCTGTATCATACTACTTTCTTATAAAATTTCCGTTTGAATAACTTGAAGTATAGAAACTATTAACAAATCTGGTTCCAGATATTTCGTCACCAGATGCAATTACATCTCTTACCATATTTATTGTACTTTTAGAAATGTTCAATGTAACATACAAGTCTCGTAATCCAATAACATCATTTGATTCTGGATATGCTTGAATTTCCACAACGTTATTAGGAGATGTGGTTTCTGTAATATTTAATGTGTAAAGATTAATCTCTCCCTTTTCATAGTCGATCACTCCTGCATCTTTAGCAACAACAGTATTATTTCCATTTTCATCAATTTTGAATAATGAAATGATACCGGTTTTTGCGTTAATAACCTTTGGCCTATTCAGAAAAAGATTTCCAGCTTCTGATAAATTGGATATATTATTTGCCCCAGAAGAAATTATTGGGGTGTCTGTAATATACAATGTAGAAGATTCTCCAGAAATTTTAAAACCAGTAGATTTGATATTATAACCTTCCGGTTTTACATGAAATCTATTACCAAAGCACAACTCATATTGTGCAAATTTATTCAGTTCAACCTTCAAATCTCTACGAATAATAATTTTAGTAATATTCGATGTAATTGCAGTATCTGTACTATCAATAACTTGTTGTATTTTACTATATCTAATCCTTCCTCCAAACTTATTTAAATCCAAAGATTCTGAATATTTTTGAAGGGAGTTTGTTACAGACGACTTTAATTCATTTACACTTGAAGTTTGTGAATAGTTGTAATAAACGGAACTATCAAGTTCAACATAAAGTATCTTAAGATCGACTATTTTCTGATTTATTCCAGATACTGAAAATTGTTTTAACTTTGATAATATTTGCGATTTGTTAAAATCTGAAACAAAAGATCCATTTTTTGGTTTAATGCTGATTTGAACAGTGCCAAACTGTGGAGGATCCATTTCTTCTCCACCAACAACCGAAACAGACTCTGTATCTGGATATATTCTTTTTATAATTGCCTCATAATCTCTTGATGTAACTGCCCTATATTGGGAAGAGTACAATCTTGGAGCATAATATTTTATTGAATCTATAGGTTCAATATCACTACCATTAATTGATGATTGATTTGTCGTGATATTAACTGTTCCTGGATCAATAACTTCTCCAATTGCAGATTCTAATGAACCTGAGAATGAAAAATTAGAAGCCCCATTACCATCTCTTCCATCAGTAATAATATAGTTTGCTGTAATATATGTTCCGTCTCCATTTTCTCCCAGTTTTTTGCCAATAATTCCATCACCAAACCTCAATTCATATTTTTCATCCTGAACTTCATTGAGGAAAAAGATTCTTGAATTTTTATCAACATCAAAAATATTTTCAGAAAGAAAGTATTCAATTCCTCTAGTACTTTCGGTCCCAATATAAACTCTGAGAGTTGATGTATCAATAAAAGAATTATTTAAAACAAATCTCTGGTCTAAAGATCCATCATATAAAAAAGTTTTAGTTAAAAATATTCCTTGATAAACATCAATATTGTTGAATGATGCTGTTTCATTCACAACATTTGCTGTTATATCTTCCGGTATTGCAAATGTATATGTTGTATCATTTGCATTTCCTACGCACACTATACCTGCCTTGAGAGTGAGTGTAGGAGTATTTACTGTAGTTGATACATTAAATGATATCTGAGCAACTGATGCGGTTCTAGAACGAGGTACATATCCAATATTTCCTGCAAGAGAAACAACATTTTCTCTCAGAGTTGCAGAATCCAAAAAGGATTCATTCACAATCATATTAGAGTTGAATGCTGTAATATAGGTATTATATGCTAGAGTATCAATTAAAACAGAAAAATTTGACCCTTCAAAGTCAAAATCCGTGAATGTAGAGTTTGCACGGAGATAGTCTTTGATAGAAGTTTTTATCTGATCAAAATCTAAATTTGTATATTTTGTAAAAGGCATTTTATCTCGTTGCCTCTAAGAGGAATGAATATTCTTGTGTTGGAAACTCTTGTCCGATTATATCAAATATAACTGTTACATTGAAAGTGTTTTCATCTGGTATTGGATCTACTTGAACTATCAGATTTTCAATTCTTTCTTCAAAGTTTTCAACTGCAATCTGTATTTGATCTTGAATTACAGATGCTGTACCGAAATCGACAAATTCAAATAAACTTCTTCTTACATCAGATCCCAACAAAGAATTAAAAAATCTCTCTGTCGGGATAGTTTCTACAATATTTCGCACCGCACGGCGAATTGCATTCTCATTTTTTAATATAGGTAGATCTTTTGTTACAGGATGAGGCTCAAAGGACAAACTAATGTCCTTAAATGCCCTTGATATCCTTTGAACTGCCATTGGAAAAGAGTTTTCTTAATTTTATTTATACCCTATTCCTGAAGATTTTTTTGATCTTTTTTCAAATCATCATGCATAATTTCTTGAATTACTCTTTCTTCGGGATTATCATTCGTCTTATGTGGCAATGACCAATAATCTGATGTTAAACTTGTTGTTCCCCATACTTCTCTCATAATATTTGTGTTTCTATCGACAGGTGAGTTGCCCATTTTGACTCCTGATTAGTACAATCAGAACTTTTTGAGGGGTTTCTATCCCTTTTTGTATTTATTTTACCCAAAATCCTTTACGTAGATAATCATCATCAACAATAAAATGATAATAATCTAAATTTTCTGGTTTTTCATTTTCCCAAACTGGGATTGCCTCTGTATTATTATACTTAAAGTCGGGATTTTGTCTGAAATGCACTTCAATTAAGTTATTTCCTATAAATTCGCAGTTTATCCACTCATAATTGCCTACTAAATCATTTAAAATTGTAGGAAAATGGTGCTCATGATCAATTTTTTCCCATTTTTTCCATTTATATAGTGGTTCGTATGAATCACGAGTACCTAATACGGTTAATTCTGGAGTTTTATTGTGAAAATCTACACTCATATGATCTCCTTCAAAAACTTCACACCAAAATTCGGCAGGATGATATGAATCAGTACTTTTATGGACATATTCTATACGAGAAAAACGTCCCATACCGAGTAAATTCATACAAGGACGTATAATATAAAAGTCGGACTTAGGAACATCAGTCCCGACAGGACCACATGTATAACCTAATTTCCGACTTAAAATTAACTTATTGTAAACCCAAAGGTCATCAGTGTGAATTTGATTCCATTCCTGATTCCCTTCTAGATACATTATTTTTTCTTTTTGCGTTTAGAACATTTTTTAGGAGTCAAAACATTTTTACAACGTTTATCTGGTTTAGATTTACCTCCTTTATGTATCCAACGTCCCATTATCGTCCTTGACCACGATACATTTTACGCTTCCCATTACGAGATGTAGCAGCATACTTTGTATTCTTACCACTTCCTTGACGAGTTTTCTTGGGCTTCCCAGGCATAAACCCGTCTTTGATCAATCCAACCTTTGCACGTACTGCCATAATAACTCCTTAAATCTTAGTAATCTTAGTTTCTAAATCTTGTGGTCTTGGAGAACCTTTCTGATAATACTCTACCGAAAGGTCCTCCATTATATCAAAGTATTCTTTCTCGGTCAATCCTTTATACAGAACTACCCCTCTGTGGAGAATTGTATACCTTGTCTCTATCATCAAATAACCCGAGTCTTTTCGTGCCCAACGCGGATGCGAGGATCACACCAAATCTCAAATCCTGCTTCCTTTGCATCCAGACAGAAACTTACATCCTCTCCACACATGTCCTGCACTTCTCCAGACTCAAAGACTTGCATCTTTGGTGCAAACCATGGATACTTCATGTCTTCGTGCTCAAAGACACCGTGCTTAATCAATAACCATCCAAACCCTGCATAATCAACAGTAAATGGTTTGCGACGCTTAGAAATACTCTCACCTGTTTCATGATTCATCACTCCACCATTGTTACGGAAATCATCCTCTTCCATCCAGTGTGCAACACTCGTGGTACGACCATCCTCAGTCATATACCAACCACTTGCAATGTCCTGGTCCATCAGAACTAACTGATAGAACTTCTCAGTACTAAACACAATGTCACTATCAATCCATAACTGATAGTCATAATTCAACTTACCATCCCATGGAATCTGATTGGGTCCACGCAGCACATTTGCCCCAAGGCACTTGCAACGTGCGAAGTTTACCATCGAACTGTA